TCGGTGCAAATGAATCGTTGTAAAAATAGCCGTCATTCATTGCACGACTTAAATCAACACCGAAATTTGTGTTGCAACATGCGATTTGCATTGCGCGTGCGTAGATGTCCATTGAACCACCGCCAACGATTAACGGTGAACCCGTTGAACCTTGCGCGTCCATTTCCGCTTTGATTTGCGCCCACGCTAACGGGTTAGGTGAACCGCTTGTTGTGTATAATGGCAATTGCAACGTTGCCGTTCCCGTTGATGTTTTTCCCGCGTTTGTCGCCGCTAATGCTAACAACGCTTTGTCAACTGACACGTTGATTGCGTTCATTGCTCTCATGATATTTTGAGCAACCCAAACTGAATCCGCTTCGCATAGTTTGCGCATATCCGCTTCGTCAAAACCCATTTTGTATTTTGCGCAATTGAATTCGGTGATTAACGTTTGCGAAGGTGATGGTGTAACGTCATTGTCACAATCTGACGCGCATGACGTGTTCACGTCGCCGTCACATGCTTGACCGATCCAATTAATTTGAACCGCTCTGAATTTTCCATTTGTCGGAACAATATCCGCCGTAAAACCTAAACGATTTACGTCTGACATTAACGCGTCAATCATTCCAACTTTTTGACGAGCCATTGCCGGTGCATTTGTTCCGACAACCTCGTTGATGTTCGCTTGTAATGCCGAACAAAGACCTTGAGTGTAAGCCATTTTTTAAATTTTTTTTTAGTTAAACATTTTGTGAATTTTTCGGATAAATCAAAACCCAAAACCGCACGACAAAACAATGTCATTTGATTTTGGGTTCGTCACCCCGAATTGCGCTTTTGGAACGCCTTCCCGGTTTATATTTTTTGGCCTTCTTTGGCCCGGTATTTATTTATTACTTGCCGAAATTACGAATGTTTTTCATTATTTCAACATTTTCTTGCGCTTTTTTCAAACCCGGCAAATGAAATTCGGGTTTTGTGGTTGTCGCATCAAATTTTTTCGTTGGCATTTGTTGTTGACTTGCCGGGTTTCCGTTTGATTGTTTAACAACGTTTAAATCGTCAACGCCCAAAAACGAATCTAAAATTTCGTCAAACGTCAATGTCTTTGTTCCGTCTTTTGATAACGGGTTCAATCCGTCTTTTGTTTTAACAATGATTTGATTTTGGTCGTCAATGTCAACATTATATTTTTCAGCGAATCGCGTTTGAATCGCCGGTAAAACAACTTCAGGTTTCACGATTAATTGTCTCGAATTCAAAATTGTTCGCAATGCTGAATCCTTTTTGAATGATTTGATTGTTTCACGCGCCTCGTTTTCCTTTGCCGGAATTATTTCGTCGGTCAACTTTTTGTTTTCGCGCGTCAATTCAATGATTCGATTTTGCAATTCCTCGTTTGTTCCTGAAGCGCTTTGTTTTGATTTTTCAAAGGCCGTTGAAATTATTTCGTCGAATTTTTTGTCTTTGATGTCTTCAGCACTCAAACCAAATGTTTTTTTCAATTTGTGTTCAACCTTTGACAATTCCGTTCCGCGAATTTCGTCGCGCATACGTTGAACAAAATCCGGATCGTTTGAAATGACTTCGCGTTGTGACGATTTGAACGTGTCAACAAATTCGGTCACGTCGATTTCATCTTCGGTGTTTAACTTTGAAATGATTTCAGATTTGACACCAATTTTTTTCAAAAATGTTTCAATGTTTTTCATGATTTTTTATTTTTTCTTTTTGGTTTTTCAGGTTGTTCGATTGGTGATTCGTCAACATTTGTGATGACAATGTTTGACGTTTCAACCAATTCGTTCACGATTGGTTGTTCGATTGGTTTTGGTTCCGGTAAAATATCAAAATCGTTCCAAAGGTGGTGACGTTTCAATGCATTGATTGAATTTTCATTCATGACAATAATTTTGCCCGTTTTGATGTTTTGAACCCTGAATTGTTTAATTATCATTTGTTGTTGTTTTCGCCAAAATTAACGAATTTATTTTGATTAATTACAAACCTAATTCAGCGCGTTGTGATTTTGTCAACTTGAACGGAATCGCGGAATGGCGACAATTATATCCACCGCGAAAAACGGCGAAATTGTTTGGTGTCGTTCCCGGAATCATTCCGGTTCCGTTATCATAGGCCCAATTAATTTCTTTTTGTAATTCAGACGCCAACAAAACATTTTTTCCAACCCAACGGACGCATTGTGGACGTGAATCGTCAATCAACGATCCGACATAACGGAACGCATCCAACCCGAACGTTTCCGCAATATGCGAATTCACTTGACCGTCGAATTGATTCAGCGAATCGCGTGAAACTTGGGTGACGTATCGTTTCAATTGTGACATTCGTTCCGGGTTGCTCAAAATATAATTTGACAAAAAAACTTCCATGTCCGAAATGGTTGTCCCGGCGACAATGTTTTTATAAATACCCTCACGAACGGGTTGAATGAAATTTGTTGAAACGCCGGTTCCGGTCAAACCATTCAATGTTTGTTCGACATTTGCTTTTTGAATCGGATCAATCAAATCGGACAATTCGGTTTCTGAAATATCATTGACGGATTTTTGCGCGTCAAAATTAAATTGTTTGATTGTTTCGAATGACCTCAAAAATTCCTTGACTTGCGTTGGATAGTTTGAACCTTGCAACGCGTTTTGAATGACCGCGTCGATTTCATTGACAATTGCCGTGTTGGTATCGTCAAACAAAATTTTCCCGCTTTCAATATTCATTTGGTTGATTTTTCCTTTGACCGCATCAAATATTTTTTTCTCAATATTGTCAAAATTATCAACCAAATCATTTTCCGCAATTAAAACTTCTTTGTCTTTTTTGCCAACTAATTTGTCAATTGAAATTGAAAAAACATCAGCCATTTTTATATTGTTGTTTTAATTGGATCGCCAATCATGTCAATCGCGGTTTGTTCGTTAAAACCGTAAATTTCCATTAACAATTTAACGGCCGCGCCTTTGTCCGTGAATCCTTTTGAAACGCTTTGTTGAATTGCGATAATTCCCTGAACACCACCAACCGAACCTTTTAAATTCGCTTTGGCTTCGGCTTCGCGTTGCTGAATTTCTGAATTCACGTCAATTGATCCGCTTGAAAGGTCAATCACTTGTTTTGGTTGATACGATTCAACAATCGGTTGCAATGCGTTGTCCAAATCCGCAAAAATCACCGACAAATCATTTTCCAAATATGTTGTTCCATTATCCGCGACAATCTTTGTCAATGTTTTGTAGGCATACAACGAACGAATCAAATCGTCTTTTTTAATCACACCGGAAGCCAACAACATTTGTTTGTCTTTTGTGTTGATGTGATAAATCGGATCGTATGAAACCAAAATTTCAACCATTCGTGTGATTGGTATATTGCCGGAAAAACGTTTTTTGGCCAAATCTTTTGTCGCTTCAACTAAAAATGCAACCGGCGCGTTTTTGTCATTCAATTTATTTATTTCGTCAATCAAATCCGTTTCGGTTTTCATGCTAAATGAAATCGGTTTCACAATCACCGGATCAATCGGGTTTGCAACGTTTCGATATTTTTCAATAATTAATAAACTTTGATAAATGATTTCGTCAAAAATATTGTTCGAAATTTTCGTCAAAACCATGAATGAATCTTCGCGGTCAATTTCCTTTGCCGTTCCTGATTGCGCTTCATTAATGGTTGTCAAATTCAACGCTTCTTCGGCTTTTTTCAATAACGTTTCCCACGCGCGACCGGAATATTCAATCACGTCAACCGGCGGGCCAATGAAACGAATCATTGGTTCGCTTGAATTGTTCGGGCCGTCAATCATGTTTCCTTTTTCGCGCATGAAAACACCGAATGGTGAACGTGTGATGACGCGTCCGGTTCCCTTGCAAGTACGACACGCGGAATGTTCTTCGGTTTCACTATTAAAACAAAACCCGTCACGGCAACCCGGCGCGGAACATGATTCGGCGACTTCTTCGCGATATGGAAAACACGACGTTGTCATGATTGCTTGCCAATCTGAATATTGTCGAATGGCTTCATTTGCAAACGGCAAAAACGCGCTGAAATAACTTTCGAAATAATCGTCGTCGGTAACATCACCGCCCAAAACAACACCCGGCAAAAATCCGATGTTGTGTTGATAGATTAATTCAACAACAAATTTGCTGTCTTTTTTAATTCCGATTTGTGTATGCTTATAAAACGCTTCAGGTGTCAACGTGTAAATGATTCGGCCTTCTTTTTTATTTCGGCCACCTTGATAAACTTCGCTTTGTTCGTCTTCAGCAACCCACGAAATGACACCTTCGTCAATATCCAAAAAATGAATTTGATTTGAACCAACAATCAATGGATAAACGTCAACTTTGACCGTTGGATTTGTTAATCCTTCACCGGTCGGAATCCAAACCAACCAACCGTTCGGGTCTTCAATCATGCGACGAACGACATATTTTTGAATATACGAATAAAAATATTGATTGTCGAATTTTTGCGTGTTCAAATACGTTGACAATTCGTCGGAAACCTGAATTGAAAAATTCGCCGAACTGAAAATTCGATACAATTTGTCGATTGCGCGATTGATTGATCCTTTTGTGATTGGTTCGTAAATATCCAAACGATATTTTTGAATTTCCGCGTCTTCATTTGGACGTCGTTGTGTCAATATTCGGCCCGGATTTTTTCCGCGTGTATGGACAAACATTTCGTCGCGTACTTCAACCCAATCGTCTTTTTCTTCCGGTTGTGGCAATTCGCCCAACATTGAATTGTAAATTTCTATTTCAAACATAATTTTTTAACATGCTAACGTTTTGGAACAATTTATTTTTCGCAATTGCGCTTCGACAAACCATTGGTTGCCGACTTCATTATTTTTTGGAATTTCACCGTCGGAAATATATTCAACGCCGTTGACATAAACATTTTTAGCGGCCAATATATTTGTCAAAATTTTTGCAATCTGACGCGGAATTCGTTTTGA